CCCAATATCAAGAGCAGTTTAACAATGTGTTACGGCTGTACTTCAACCAGCTCAATAAGATCGTAGGACAGCTTATGGCCTCCAATACAGAAGTACCAATCTCATTCCCGCCCACAGCCCTGGATGCGTTTGGTCGCCAGCGGGTTAGCCAGCCCTATACCCTGTTTGATAGCCAGAACCGTTACGCTGCTGATAACCAGTTTGACTCTTCGACGACAGGCACAGGGTCCACCACGTTCAATACAAACCAGGCCAGCGTCAGCATGAGCGTGACGGCCGGGGGCGTGGGTTCTGTGGTTCGTCAAACCTATCGCAGTTTCCCATATCAGCCCGGTAAAGGGCTGTTGGTGCTTGCTACCTTTGTGATGGATGCGAGTAACAGCGTCAACCTGACCCAGCGCGTGGGCTACTTCAACACTGACAACGGCGTGTTCTTCCAGAAAGTAGATGGGGTCAATAGCTTTGTCTTGCGTTCTAACACCTCAGGAACTCCCAGCGATGCCCGGACAGTCAACCAGGCTGATTGGAACGGCGACCCCTTAGATGGGACGGGCACCAGTGGGTATACCTTAGACCTAACAAAACCGCAGATTCTGTGGATGGACTTTGAATGGCTGGGCGTGGGATCGGTCCGCTGTGGGTTCATCATCAACGGTGAGTACATTGTTTGCCACACGTTTAACACTGCAAACGTTTATGGCACCACGGTCTACATGACCACGGCCATCCTGCCTGTAAGGTATGAGATTACAACCACAACCTCGGCGGTCGCCGCGACCTTGACCCAGATCTGTTGCTCTGTTGTATCTGAGGGTGGGTTTGAGCAGACATCAATTGACCATGTGGCGCGTCGCACCACAATCTTTACGACCATTAACACGGCGGCTACGTTTTATCCTATTGTCTCCATTCGACTAGCTTCTGGCCGTACCGGGGCGGTAGTTTTACCAAACCGGGTACAGTTTCTCCCCACGACTAGCCAGAACTACGAAGTGGCTTTGTTGAAGAACCCGACTTTGACGGGAGCGACCTGGGCGGCTACAGTTCCATCTGACAGCAACGTGGAATACGATGTTGCAGCCACAGCCATCAGCTCGATTGGGACCATTGCTCAGACGGACTATGTCACTTCATCAGGTAGTGCGGGTGTTAGCCAAACAAGCGCGCCGACCGGGTACAACTGGGACTTGCAGCTGGGGGTGTCCTTGGCTGGAGTGAGCGATATCTACACGCTTGCTGTACGCACGGTGTCTGGCGCAACAACAGGAGATGGATTGGGGTCCATCTCTTTCTACGATCTGACGCAGTAAGGATTCAACATGGCAGAGATGAGCATCAAAGAGATTCTCAGTAACGACCTGAAGAATAATTATCCAGATGGCCAGTTTACTTTGGAGCAATATGCGGCTGGCTTAGAGGATGCAATACAAAACGGGATGAAGATTATTCGTTCCGGCGATGCCTTGTTGATCTATAAAGATATTTCCAAAGGCGTGGCTGAGGCTCACGTTATTAACGGAGGCGTCTCGATCATCAAGGGAATTAACTACCTATTTAAGGCGTTGATGCAGCTTCGCGAGGACGGATACAAGGAAGTGCAGATTCCTTACGACAAAAAAGAGTTTGCCGGTATTCTTAGTAAGCTCCCCATATTCCAGGTAACAACTGAGAAGCTAGATGGTGGGCAAGGAAGAACCTATCTGACCAAAGTGAGGTTGGCATGAGCGCTGCAGTAAATGTTGTAAAAAAGGGATTTGAGGTAGTACGCGAGGTTACTGGCGGCACTTATGACGCAATTGGAAAAGTTGCTCAGAAAGTCGGTAATACCGTAGAGTCTATTCTTGAGAATCCTAAACAACTTGCTGCCGTTGCCATTAGCATGGCATTCCCGGCCGCTGCTCCGTCTATTGGTAATTGGATTCTTGGCGCTGAGCTAGCCGCTGCATATCCGGCCGCTGCAGCCGCTGTGGGTAATATGTGTCTCAACACAGCCATGAACGGTGGCGATGTTGGACAAGCTGTTAAGACCACGGCTCTGCAGTACGTTGGTAATGTGGGCTCTCAAAAGCTGACCGAGATTGTTAAGAACGCCGATCTTGTCCCTGATGCCTTTGCCAAGAACGTAGGAACTACGACGACCTATGCAGCTATCCAAGCCGCTCAAGGTAAGGATCCGACGGTTGCTTTGCTAACTGGCGGTGCTAACGCTTGCGCCCAAGTTATTGCTCAGGAGATCCCTGGGTTTACAGAACTTCCGAAGACCACTCAAGAGCAGATTACCCGTGCTACTGCAGCTGCGATCCAGGGTAACAGCACCGGCGTTCTGAATGCGGCCATTGACTTTGGAGTCAAGTTTGCCAAGGACGAGTACAACGCTTACAAAGAAGCTAACAATAACGGGTTTGGTTATGATGCCGCCGCTTGGAAAGACGCTAAGGCAATTGGAGTTACTGATCTAAAAGATTACCAATATGCAAAAGAGATCGGGGCAGATAACCCATACGATCTTCAGGTTGGCAAAGCAATTGGAGCCAAAGATAACTTTGATTTGCAGTTGGCTAAAGACATTGGTCTTAGCACTGCTGACGATTTTAATTATGCCAAGCAAATTGGTGTTAGTAACAAAGAAGATTTTGACTTAGCCAAAGATATTGGTGCTCAAAACGCACTTGATATTGACTTTGCAAAGCAGCTTGGTATTGATACGTCCCAGGACTTTGGTTATGCCAGAAACTTGGGCGTTAATAATGCTGAAGACTTTAATTTTGCCAAGCAAGTTGGAGCTCAGGACTTAACTGATTTGAATGTTGCCAAGCAATATGGCATTACAGACAAAGACACGTTAGATCAATATTCAGATTTCCTTGGGCGCGGTACTGAGATAGCATCGACCAACACAATCCAGGGTGCAAATGGCGATGAACTGACAATTGATAACGAGGGTAACGTTGTCAAGTACACCTATGGCACTGGTGAGAATCAGGTTGATTTGACCGAAGAGGTTGCTAAAGCAGCTCGTTCAGGTGGATACACTTTGCGCGGAGATGATGGAAGCACGATTACCATAAATCCCAATGGCACCGTTTCTGCTATGGAAGCACCGGAGGATCAATACCTCCCAAGCGGACAAAAGAAACCGTCGGTTTCTTATGCCAGTCTGATTAAACAAGCTGCTCAGAACCGGGCTATTACCCAAAAGAGTGAGCAAGGTGGTATTAACGAGGCAACAATTGCCGCCAGCGAGCGCATGAAGGCTAGCCCTCTTAACAAGACAGGCTACCAAGTTACTCAAGAAGATATTGCCGGCCTGATCCCCCTGCTTTTGGGAGACGGATCTGAACAGCAGGTTACAGAAGAAGGTGAAGACGGTCTTGCTAAGGTTGAAGTTGGCGGTCCTGAGGATTCTGACATTAACTACTTGGCCAACCTGGGTGAAAGACCAAGTTATCTGGGATCTTTGGAGAAGGGTCAGCCTACTGAGGGGGCCCAGGTTGAGCCTGGCAAAGATGCCGGTGCTGCATCTCGCGGGGCAGTATTCGGTCCTCCTGTTGGAGTTGGCGGGGGCGGTGCTGGGTTTGACAGGTACTACAGCAGCGGCCCAATGGGGCCGATTGGTGGCGGAGCTGGGGCTGGCCAATATGGGCTTCCCAGTGGTGGCGTTGACATAATCAAGACTTTGCAATCCGCCGGTCTACAAGATCAAAGCAATGCAGAGACCCAGCGATTGCTGAATGCTCAGGGCCCTGTGGCGATTGGTCGGATCCCACCTCCAGTTAAGCCCACTGGGTTGCCGGTTCCTGTGGCACCTGTTGCAGCTCCCGCAGCTCCGGCTCTTGCTGCTCAAGCCAATGCGCCTGTTGATCCTTTGAAGCAATTGCAGGAGTACGCAGGCTTGGCGGGTACGGCGGGAAGTGAAACTGTCAACTCGTTATTGAAGTACCTTTTGTCCACGGGCAGCAAGCCCAGAGGAACAGAGGCGTACAAAGACATGTTCGGAAATATCCGTACCCGATAAATGACCAATTGAATAAAATGCCCCTAAGGAGCTAAAAATGGCACTCGTAATGACTGGTGAGTTCGATCCCGAGACTGGGGAACCGTTATGGTCTTATGAAGAAGATCCCCCGATCACAACCACCTCTAATACTTCAACAAGCGATTATGTAACAGAGATCCCTAATACGACCAAGCCTGGCGAGATTGGGTATAACTGGAAGTACTATTCTGACGGCACAGCCATTTCTCCTGAAGGCAAGTACTTTTACCAAGGGCAGCCTGTCTATGACCCCAACAGGGCAACGCTCAACGATCTGGTTTCTCAGATCAGCAAAGGCAATCTGTCTGCTGCATCAGTTTCAAAATATATCTCGCAAAACCCTGCTCAGGCCGCTGGTCTGGTTAGTGGTCTGATGAATTTGAACGCCCAGCCCACGTACAACCGGGTTGGCTATCAAGGTTCTATCCCTCAGTTGACGGCCACTCGAGCTGCTGTGCCGTACCAGAACGATCCCAATCGCCGTCCTGGCAGTGCAGGCCGTCAGTACTTTACTGATGTGAAGTACACCGCTCCTGGTGAAGCTGCGGCCGCTCAACAGCAAGCTACCGAGCAGGCCAAGCAAATTGCCGCGCAACCTGTGAAGGCGGCTCATGGTGGCTTAATGGCTTTGGCCAAGGGTCGTTACCTGCAAGGATCTACTGATGGAATGTCGGATGAACTACCGGCTGAAATCGATGGAGAACAACCGGCCGCTTTGAGCCATGGGGAGTTTGTTGTGCCTGCTGACGTTGTATCTCACCTGGGTAACGGTAACTCTGATGCCGGTGCCAAGAAGCTCTATCAGATGATGGACAAGATCCGCATGGCTCGTACTGGTACTAAGAAGCAAGGCAAGCAGATTAACCCAGACAAGTACATGCCTGGGGGTGCTGTGGGCTATGCTTCTGGCGGTGGCATCAAAGGTTATGCCGCAGGTGATCTGGTTGATACTTCTACCAGGCCGGCTGGCACTTCCTACGAATCCAACCTGTCTACTTGGGCTGGTCCTTATGTGACCGGAATGCTGGGTAAGGGGCAGGCTCTGTCTGAGATGCCTTACCAGGCTTATCAGGGGCCACTGACTGCCGGCACTTCTGGCTTGCAGCAACAGGCTTTCCAGACCGCTGGTGGCCTTCAGGTTCCTGGCGCTGTGACCCAAGCAGCTCAGACCGCAGGCAACATTACTGGTCAGATGCAGGGCTTGGCTGGTGCAGCGTTTGGTGCTCCCCAAGCTCAGCAGTACATGAACCCGTACCTGCAGGCGTCGCTTGATCCTCAGATCGCAGAGGCTCGTCGTCAAGCTCAGATCACCAACATGGCCAATATGTCCAAGCTGACTCAAGCTGGGGCATATGGCGGTGGTCGTCAGGCAATTATGCAGTCTGAAGCCGATCGTAACTTGGCTACTAACCTGGCCAACATTACGGGCCAGGGTTACAACACCGCCTACCAACAAGCCATGGCTCAGTACAACGCTGACCAGGCTCGTAAGCTCCAGGCTTTGCAAGGTGCTTTGAGTGGCACCCAGGCTCAAGGTTCTCTGGGGGCTCAGGAAAGCCAGATCGGATTGCAGAACCTGGCTCAGCAGGCTGCTCTTGGCCAGACCCAGCGTGGCATCGAGTCCGAAGGCATCGCCGCAGACAAGGCTCAATTCGAAGAGGCCCGCGACTACCCGTACAAGATGGTTCAGTACCAGCAGTCGCTGCTCAGTGGCTTGCCGTTACAGACGCAGGCCCCGATCACGCCTCAGAGTTCTGGCCTTACAAACTTCTCGCAGGGCTATACGGCTTTGCAGAGTTTGTTGAATAATTTGGGTATCAAGGGCACGCCCTAAAAGTAAGGATCAATCATGATGCAACCCAGCGCAAATGGCATTGCCTCCCTCTTTCAAGGGAATCCTGCGGCCTTGCAGCAACGTGTTCAAAAAGAGGAACAAGCCAAGCCTGGTTTGCCTCCTGACCTGACAGAGCTGATGGCTCTTCAGATCCTGACCGAGAAGACGGACGCAGCCCAACGCCAGATGGCCATGAACCAGCTCCAACAGGCTGGTGGTGCCAACATGCCTACGGTTGCCCAGACCCTCCAGGAACGGGCTAAGCAGGCTTTGCAGGCGCGCATGATGCAGGCTCAGCAGCAGGCCCAACAACCGCCCCAACCACAGCCTATCCCGACGGCTCCCCCGGCAGACCAGCCTGAGGCTAGCCCTGAGATGATGCAACAGCTGGCTGCTTTGCAAGCCCAGGGTAAGGGTGGCTTGGATCAATTGCCATCGAATGTGGGTAATTATGCTGGTGGTGGAATCATTGCATTCCAAACAGGTGGTGATACTCCACGTCTAGATAAAGAAGATCCAGAAGAGCGTGATCGTCGAGAGCGTGAGATGGAAATCCAGCGGCTTATCGCAAGAGCAGAGGCTGACAAGCAAGACCGCCCCCGCGTTGTGAGCCAAGTTCCTCCTGGAGGCCCTGACCTGCCCCAAGGTATTGCTGGAGCGCGTAGATATCCCAAGCCGCCTGAGGTTCGGATGGATACTCCTACACCTCCTTCTGCTCCGCCTGCAGCGCCTCCTCAGCCCCGGCCTGCGCCCATGGGCATTTTGACTCCGGAGCAGGCATCTCAGGTTAAACAAGTTCAACTGGACCGCCTGAACCTGAATCCGTATGAGCGTGAGCGTTTGGCCCGGGAAGAAGCGGAAAAATTTGTTGGCGCTCCTGATACGGCTAGCCTACAAACATTGGCTGAAGAGTTGGCTGCAAAGCGTAAACGTCTTGCCAAGGAGCAAGAGGCAAACCAAGGGTTTAGTGAATACATGCGTCAGATTGCCCTGGCTCCCCGTGGCCTGACGTCTGCGGCTGCTGGTACGTATGGAGCAGAGGCTCAGCGTAACCGTGCCAAAGCTCTGGAGGCTCAAGACTTTGAGACTCTCAAGAGCATGCTTGATACCCAGGCCAAGATCTCTGACGTCAAGCGTGGCTGGAAGAAAGACCTGTTTACGATTGGTAAAGCAGAGTTTGACAAAGTCTATAAAGACAATTATGACGCCGCCAAAGAGCTTAATAAATCTGATTC